GCGACGCGGTCGCGTCGCCGACCTTCGGGAAGTCGATCTTCTGGCCGCGGGGCCGGACGACCGTCGCGAGCTGGAGAGCGACCGACGCGTACTGGAGCCGGTTGACGATCGCGCCGTACAGCTCCTTATAGACGTACTCGGCTCCGATCCCGTCGTAGGTGCTGGAGGTCTCGCCCATCGCTCGGGTCTCGCCCGTGTAGAGGGCCTTCAGGTACGAGCCGACGGCCTCGGCAGCACGCCGCGAGCTGAAGAGCTTGATCCCGCTCCGCACGTCGGCGGGCTCCTGGAAGTCTTCGACGGCGGCCTTCTCGGCAACCTTCGGCGACGATGCCGAGCCGGTCACCTTCCGGAGGCCGGCGAGCTTGTCGTCGAGGTCACGCTCACTGCCGGCGTCCTTCGACACGATGTCGGCCTTCGCGATCAGGCCCGCGAGCCGCTCCTCGATCCGGGTCCGCTCCTCGTCGTTCGAGGGCTCGACCGAGCGGAGGGTCTCGATCTCGGTTGCGATCTGGGCGGCTTCGTCCTGGAGGCGAGCGAGTCGTGGCGACGGCATGGGGAGTCCCTTCGTGTTCGTGTGGTGTCCTTACCGAACATCACGATATGAGAGCCGGCCGCGGCAGAATCTCGCGGAGCGTTCTATCGTAGGACGGTCAGCGACACGTCCCCGACGTGCATGTCTTCGCACGCTCCGCGACGCATCGCGAGCACTTACAGCCGCAGCGTTGCTCGATCCGTCCGTCGGGCTTCCACACTCCGCGGACGCACGTCTTCCCGCAGTCGCAGGCTTGCGGCGTCGGCGACGGCGGAGCCGGAGCGTCGACGAGCATCGAAGCCCGAGCGGCCGACACGGCCGCGGCGGCCTTCGGGGCCTCGAGGTCGACGGACCTCGGGTCCGACGAGAGCCAGACCAGGAAGGCGATCAGGGCATTCCAGATTCCGGAGAGCATCACCAGCCCCTTCCGTTGTGGATGATCGGATAGCCGTCGTCTCCGACGTTCGCGGCCCTGGCGACGTGGTGGTCGGGCTGCGGCTCCTCGGGAGGCTTCTCGGCCAGGAGGGCGACCCAGAGCAGGCTCCGAGCGGCCCTGGCGATCCACCGCACGACCGGCCGGTCGGCGGGCTTCGGCGTAATGTCGTGCGGCGAGGCGAGCCAGTAGCCGACGATCAGGGCGACAGCGACGGCGGCGAGCGTGCGGCGATCCATGGCGATCCTCACGGGGCGAGTGTGAACGTGTGCGGAGCGAACCAGTCGGCGATCGTTTCGGGCGGGGCCGGCGTCAGCCAGTTTCCGTTGTGGAGATCGCGCCAGCCGAAGCCACTGACCGAGCCGACCGCGAATGAGTCCTTCGCCCGGAGCATGGATTCCACGACGGGCCGCGTTACCCAGAACGAGCCGTCCGGCTGGTCGGCCGGGAACTTGCCGCGGTAGGTGATCCATCGGGGTCCCCAGCTATTCAAACACAGGAGAGCGTCCGACGGTGATCCGTTCGCCTGGTAGCGGACCGCGACGAAACACATCTGGTGAGCCCACTGGCCGGACGCGGCCGCGTAGCCCTGAGCGTCGGTCGTGCTCGCGAATCCTTGCATCGAGGCCACAGGCACGGGGAACCCGGCCTCGATCGCGGCGGCCGCCTCGGCCCAGGTGGTCACGAGCGCGACATGGGCGGCCGGGTGCTTCTTCGCGATCGCGTCGAGCTTCCCGCCGTCTCCCTGGCCGCCACATCCGTAGTTTCCCCACTGCTTCGCACGGTCGGCGGAGTAGTTCGTGAGATCGTAGCGTTCGAACTTCTCGCGATAGATCACGCCCCAGTCGCGGACCCAGCGAGCCGCGGCGGCCCCATAGGATCCGTCGGACCAGCCGCCAGTCCCTTCGGCCTTGTTTCGGGCCTCGACGCGAGAGCCTCCATAGATTGCCTCGGTGCTCGGGAACGACGGAGGCTCGGCCAGGCGACCGGTCTCCCAGTCGACGGCCTGGGCGATCCAGACTCCGTGAGCCCATCCCCAGGAAACACAATCCCCGATTCCCTGGCGTTCGCAAACCCAGGGCTTTCCGTAGCGAGCCAGGTGAGCGCGAACCGCGGAGCGATAGAGGAACGTGTCGACGCCTTTCGCCTCGCGGACCGTCTCGGCTCCGGCGTCGCGAAACAGCGGCTGGGGCAGCTCCGCGAGGAATCGCTCGACGCCTTGCGGGTCTGGACGGTAGCCGAAGTTTTCGTCTCCGGACCAGCCGGCAGGGCCGGGGCCTCGGCCGAGGCCGGCGACAATCGCAGCGGCCGCGAGCCCCAGGAGCAGAGCGACGGCGAGCCAGCGAAGAGCGTTAGCGCGAGGCATCGGCGGCAGCCCTCGCGATGTCTCTGTATGCGGCGACCCACGCGGACCGCTGGGCCGGAGTCAGCGGACCGCCGGACGTGCCGGCCGTCGCGTCCAGGTGTTGTTTGATCGCCTCGCGGGCTCGCGGATGCTTCTCCCCGAGAGAGACTCCTCGGCACCGCAGCTCGCGGGCACGCTGCCGGAGATCGTCGACGGCGACGCCGGTCCGGATCAGCGGCTCGGCCTGCATCGAATCCCATTCGATCTCTGAGGCCAACTCCTCCATCAGGGCCGACACGGTCGCAGCGTCTGCCGAGGCGTCGGGGCCGACGAACGTCCCGCGGAGCGAGAAGCCGGGGGCCGGGCCGGGGGCCGGCTGCGGAGCCGGGGACGGCGGAGCGGACGAGCCCCACGCGAACGCGGCCGCCGCGAGCAGGGCAGCCCCGACGACGTGTCGCCGTTCGAGGGTCGGCAGCGACACGTCGCCGACGTACTTGTTCAACTTGTCGCCGGCGAACGCATAAGCCGCGGCAGCGATCAGGAGGGCGACGATCATCGGGCGAGCCTCGCGAGTGGAAGGAGCTGCTCGATCACGCCGCCCGCGAGAGCCAGGACCAGCGACCGGACGGCCGGGCGGGCCACGAGCCAGATCGGATAGAGCGTCACCGGGACCGCGTAGTCGGCGACCGCGTCGAAGAGCCTGGCGACCGCGTCGAGGGCGAGGGCCTTCTTCTCCTTTCCGGAGAGCGTCGCCACGGAGTCGAGGGCCGAGACGACAAGCCGAAGGAGCGCGAGGAGCAGCTCGCCGAACTCCGACCAGGTCAGGCCGTCGGCGGCCGCGACCTTCGCCGCCGCGATGTACGTCGTGATCTTGTCGAGGAGGCCCGACTGGTCGACGGCCTCGGTGATCGGAACGGTCGTGATGCTCATCGCTTCCGCCTCCAGACTTGATCGGCCGGGACCACTTGTCGGCGACGCTGCCGGCAGCTCTGACACTCGACGTAACGGACCTGGCGGTCGCCGGCCCGCTTGCTCGACTCGACGCGGCAGCGGCCGCCGCAGGTCGTGCATAGGCTCATGTCTTCGTTCCGACGAGAACCATGTCGTAGGTGGCCGCCAGCGTGTTGCCGGAGATCGAATACGCGATCACCTTGTCGACCGGAGTCGCCGTCGCTGAGCCCTCGACATTCGACACACCGACCGACCAGAGCAGGACGCCGCCGGGATGGACCTCGGCGCTCCAGTAAGGAGTCGACGACGAGTCGGCGAGCATGATCCCGAGGAACTGGGCCGCGCTTGTGTTCTTCACATAGAGCAGTCGGACCTTGTCGATCGACGCGGTGTAGGTCGTGCCCGACTGGGTCGGCACCGTCACCGACGACAGCGTGGTCGTATCGGTCCCGGAGGTGGCGACGCTGCCCGACTTCCTGATGTAGATATTCGCCTGGCTCGCGCCGGTCCCGTTCGCGAAGGCGATATTCTCCAGCACGACGGAAGAGTCCGACACGGCCCCGACGGTGAGCGTGTTCGTCAGATCGCAGTCGATCCGGAGGAGTCCGGAAACGGTCAGAGCGGAAGGCATAGCGTCCTCGTGTTAGCCGGCGTTGATTCGCATTCGGGCGACGGCGGCCGCGGCGGCAGCCTTCGATCCAGCGAGTGTCGAGACCTTGAACGAGCGAGCCGCAGGAGCCGGGGCCGCCACGATTCCCTCGGGGTAGTCGTCGACCCACACGTCGACCGCGATCCCAGCCTGGGCGGCCGCGTCGCGCTTCCGGGTGTCGGCCCCGCAAAGGATCAGGTCGCCGACCTCGAGGTCCGCGAACGCGAGCCGCAGCTCCTCGCGGTTCTCGTCGGTCGCCTCGCGTCGCGAGATACAGACAACGCGGTTACCCGCTGCCGTCGCCATGCCGACGAACGACCGCCACAGGCCAGGGGCCGCTGTGAACGTCCGGTCGTAGTCGAGCGAGATCACGAGCCCGCGGCCCTCGGCCCTGTGGTGGACGAGCCCTCGGGCTTCGCGCCAGGCCGACAGGGACCGAAGGCCGACGGAACT